GGCGTCGATTCCGGTTGCGACTGCGTGATCCTGGTCGGCGACTTCATGGACTTCTACGCCTGCTCATTCTGGGAAAAGGATCCTCGGCAACGAGACTTTGCTGGCGAGCTGAAGATGGGGCGCGAGATGCTCAAATCGATTCGCGAAGCCTTTCCCGGCAAGCAGATCATTTACAAGCTCGGAAACCACGAAGAACGCTACGAGCGCTGGATGATTGCCAAGGCTCCGGAACTACTCGGCGTCGAGGATTTCCAGATCCAGAAACTGCTCAGGCTCGACGAACTCAACATCCGCATCATGGACTATCGGGCACCGATCACACTCGGTAAGCTCAATATCATTCACGGGCATGAGTTTGGCAAGAGCATGACCAACCCAGTCAACCCGTCACGCGGGCTTTTTCTGAAGGGCAAATCGAATTCGATCTGCGGGCACTATCACCAGAGCAGCAGCCACAATGAGAAAACGATCGAGCAGAAGATCATTGGCAGCTGGTCAAGCGGGTGCCTCTGCGATATGCATCCAGACTATGCGCCAATGAACAACTGGAATCACGGATTCATCGAAGTGGAAATGGACGGCGACGATTTCACCGTTCATAACTACAAAATCTTGAACGGGAAAATCTACACCTAATGAGCGACAAAACAATTATCGCACTGACTGGCGCCAAGGGCGTCGGCAAGACAAGTATAGCAAAAGAGATTGAAGGCCGGGACTCTGAAAGTCGCTGCATCCTATCATTCGCGAATCCATTGCGCAGGATGATGGCGCAGCTGATACCAATGGATGCAATGACCGATCCGGCTCAAAAAGAGCAGCCGGTGGAATGGCTGGGCGGCAAATCGCCTCGCCAGCTATTGCAATCACTGGGCACCGACTGGGGTCGCGATATGGTCAGCGCGACGATCTGGATCGATGCAATGCGGCGGCTGATCTCGGAGCAGTCATCTGACGTCATTATTATTGACGACTGCCGCTTTGCGAACGAAGCGCAAATGGTGCATGAGATGGGTGGTGCTGTATTCCAGCTCCATCGTGACGGCGTCAATTACACGCACGAACATGTTTCTGAGGTGCCGATCGCATATACAAATGTGCTAATCGATGCCGGCGATATTAAGTCTGCCGCCGATGAAATCATTGACGCCATACTGTAACGTAGGTATTAGCTAGGAAAAGTTGCATATATATATCACTAAAGCGCAGCAGTTTATGAAATTGCTGCGCTTTTTTGTTGGTATCTGTATTGACATGAACTCAAAAATAGAATTGAGATTGCGGTATGGACAAACCAACAAAAGAAGAAATCCAGGCTCTTGAGTCTGCGGCAATAGTAATCAGTTGCGCCGTCGGCGCGGCTTTGTTGATCGTGATCGCGGTCATCGTGGAAAGGATCTGCCAATGAAACCGAGAACCATGAAAAGCCTGCGGGCGCTGTATTACGCTGCCGAGACGCGCGTGCCCATGCGGCATGATGTGGCTCGCGGCATGATCGCGCTGGAAAAAATCGCGTGGCCTGCTCGCTTTCGCAAAGACTCAAAAGGGCGGCTGATCCGCAATAAATAATTATGCAAGCTAAGAAACACTACCGAAAACAATCACGCGCGACGCGATTCGCTAAGATCCGCGAAGCCCTCAAATACAATCCTGCCGACGAATCCGCATTGGAAGCGCTGGCCAAATTAGAGCAACGATAATGAACGAAATACAAGCATACGACAAATTAAACGACAAAGACGGTCTTGAGCTATTGGGCAATGCAATTATGCGTTCCCAAATGTTCGGGGCGCAAACTCTTGAGCAGGGCATCATCCTGGCGCTACAGTGCATGGTCGAAAAGAAGCCACCACTGGAGATGGCGAAGAACTACCACATCATCCAAGGCAAGCTGTCAAAGCGCGCTGATGCGATGCTGGCAGACTTTCGCAAGGCAGGCGGCAAGTTCATCTTCGCCGATCTGAAAAATCCGACTATCCAGAAGGCCAAAGTCACATTTGAGGACTACAAAGACTTCGCTGTCGAATACTCGATCGACGATGCCAAGACGGCTGGCGTCTATAATGCCAAGGGCGCATGGGTCAAATATCCGGGCGCAATGCTACGGGCGCGGCTAGTGAGCGAGACTTTGCGCGCAATCGCGCCAGAGATCGTGACGGGCGTCTATACTCCGGAGGAGCTTGAAACGCCTATAAACGCGAAACCTGAGCTAAAGCGGGCACAACCCGTCGAGGCAAAGCCTGAGCCAAAAAAGACGCCAGAAAATGCTATCGAGGCAGAAGTCTGCGACAGCGATCTGGACGTCGAACTTGCCAAGCTTATCGGCGACGACGAAAAGATCGTCAATCTCTACTGGGAAAAGAAGGGTCTGATCGACGGGCTGGACACCACTTGGCGGGATCTTAACGACGACACCAAGGGCAAGATGATCAGTCAGTTCGACCAATTCATGGACGCGGCGAAACGAAAGGCAACGCAATGAGCGATAACCTAATCACACTGCCGGACATCTACGAAACCGAGATTGAAATCATTGCTGAAGCTTTCGAGCTGAAGGCGAATGCAATCCGCGAATCGGAGCAGATCACTAGCGTCGAGGATAGCTTTGAGGCGGCGCACGCTGCTGATGCTATGGCTACGCTAAAGCAGCTCGAAAAGGGCATTACAGATTCTCATAAGGATGCCAAGGCTCCGGTGCTACGTATCGGTCGGCACATTGACGGTCTTAAAAAAGACTATCTATGTGAAATCGAATCTGAGCGCACTAGATTGTCGAGAATGCTGGGCGCGTATCAATCGGCAGAGCGTGAGAAACAACGCAAAGCCGAAGAAGAAGCGCGGCGCAAGGAGCGTGAAGCGATTGAGGCTGAAAAGCAAAATCAGTTGGAAGCGCTGATTTCAAACGACCAGGAGGCGTTAAAAGCATCCGACGAGGCAATCGAGCGCGTGAAGCGCGAAAGTGCCGCTGAAATCGCCAGTCAGCATTCAGCTGTCAAAGGGGTGCGGGTGCGGACATCTGTCAAATTCAAGATTGAGGACGTGGCTTTATTGCTAAAGCACCGGCCTGATCTTTTCTCGCCGGACGAAATCAAGATTCGCGCGGCACTTAAAATCACACAATCTATTTCCGGACTCAAAGTCTGGGAGGAAAAAACTGCATACTAAAAATACTATGGCTAAATACACATTCAAAACTACAGACGAGGGCAGTGGCGGCAGCTACATCAAACAAGCGGGGCGTTACACGTTCAAGATCGACAAGATCGAGGACAAGTTCGTCAACGGTCACGACGTATCTGACATCCACGTCAGCGACGCTGAAACCGGCGACCGCATGAAGGATTCGTTGCACTACACCGAGAAAGCAGAGTGGCGCATGATCATGTTCATGAAAGCCTGCAAGCATCCTCCGATCTGGCAATCGCAAGGCATCGAGATCACCGAGGCCGCATTCATCGGCAAGACATTCGTGGCTGACGTGATCATGGAGCAGGATTCAAACGATCCAACCAAGCAATGGCCGCGCATCGATAAATTCGTTACTGACGGCTATCCGCACGCGTCGTTGTTCCTCGATAAGATCGAAGGCTCGGCACCAGCACCAGCTGCACCAGCGCCTGCGCCGGCTCCAACGCCTGCACCTGCGCCACAAGCCAACGTCTGGTAATGACTGCACCGACGCAATCTGAAAAAGCCATGCTCGTCGCCACAATGGCGGCGGGCATCATGGCCAGCTACGAATCATGGCGCGCATACGGCGAGGAATCTGCCGAGGGTGAGACATTCGAGCAGTGGGCAATCAATCGCGCGGTGCCATTGTGCCGTGATATATGGGGGCGCTGCGGCGGCGAATGACACCTCGCGACTATCAAATCCCAGCAATTCAATACCTCGCCAACATCAGGCGGGGTATTTTGCAGGCACCGGCTGGATCCGGGAAAACATTCATGGCAGGCGCGGCACTGGCAGATTGCCTATCTCGGCGCGAGGGCGTGGCGACGGTCAAAGTGCTATGCAACACCATCGAGCAAAAAGGCCAATGGCAGGACGCATTCGGGCACTTCCCGATCATCGCCAAAAAAGCTGCCGTTGAGATCAGCTGTCACGCTGCGAGCCTCGATACCTGGGACGCGGATCTGCTGATCGTGGATGAGTGCCACCGGTCAGCTAGTGCATCGTGGTCGGCGGCAATCAATCAGGCGCCAAAGGCCAGATGGGGCGTATCCGCGACACCGTGGGCAGATCCAGAGCGCGACGCGATACTGCGCGAGTTATTCGGCAGCAGCTTTCACGAAGTCAAACGCGATACGCTGGTCGAGGACGGGCATTTAGCACCTGCGCGGGTGCTTTATCTCGACGCCGACTGCGAGGGCATACGCGGGCAAATAGACGCACTGGCGGCGAATCTGATCGAGAAGCGCAAGCGCAAGATGCCATTTCTATTTAAGCATGAGGCCAGCGAGCGAAAACAAGTCAATCAGTGCCGGTGGCAGGCTGCGCAGCAGATCGGACTTTGGGAAAACGATGCGCGTGACTGGCTGATCGTATCCAATGCCAACCGCAAAATCTGCGACGGGCACCACGTGATCATCCTGGTCGGCAAGATCGAGCATGGCGAACGACTGCTGCCGGCGATACCGGGTGCCGTGCTTTGCTATTCCGGGATGGGCAAAAAGCGTCGGCGCGAGGCAATCGAGGGATTTAAGGCTGGATCGATTCGCTGTATAATCAGCACTTCACTTGCTGACGAGGGCTTGGACTGTCCCATTGCGGATTGCGTCATAATGGCGAGCGCGGGCAAATCATTTCGTCAGGTTGTCCAGCGCACAGGGCGTATTTTAAGAAAGTTCGATGGAAAATCTGAGGGCGTGATCATTGACTTTAAGGATTCCTTTCATCCGATGCTGGCGCGGCAATCGCAGGCCAGACGCGGGATCTACAAGGAACTCAAATATATTTTCTAAATTTAGAAAAATAAGTTTGACATGGGCAGTCGGATCTCTACTTTCGTTAGACATAGCACCGATGCTATCAAACAAATCACATCAACGAAATCACATCATGAACGAAACAATACAACTATTCATCCTGGCGCTTTTCGCGCTGCCAACCGTATTTGCGATCTTCGCAATCTGGAAAGGAGTCAGCGAATGATCAACACGCAAACAAATCACGCGACCAGCTGCATGGATTTCATCCGCAGCATGGCTCAACGCTACAACGAAATGGCCAACGCGCCAGAGATACTCACGAACAGCGACCGCCGGTCTCAAATCGACTCAGAGACTAGCGACATGCACGAGATGCATATGGACGGCGCCACCATTAGCTCAATCGCTCGCAAGTATAATTTGAGCCATGGAACGGTCAGGCAGCGGTTTATCATCCGCGATCTGCCGATTGGCCGAACTGACATCGAAGACGAGACTCAAGAGATGCACAAGATGCACATGCAAGGCGCCAGCATCAAAGAAGTGGCTTGCAAATATGATCTCACCTACGACATCGTGCGCAACCGTTTTGCGCATCGCAAACTGCAAATCAACCGAAAAAACAAGAGGGCAAAAAAATGAACAAGACAATCGAACAACACTTCTACGACTCCATGCCAGCAGACATCGCGGCAATGGCAATACGCAACACCGACGAGGACTTGCTCCACATGAGCATCTGCCAGACGCCGGCTGCCGCTTTGCAAAAAGCTTTTGACTGGGCGGTATCCGACCAAGGCTATGCTTTCTGGTCGAGCGTATTTGATACCGTATCGGAAAGCCGCGATTTCCGTGATCTGAAAGTCAGCGAATACGATCTGGCAATGGCCGGGCTGAAGAAGCTGCACGCCGAGCTTGTAAAGGATCGGAAGCGGCTGGACTGGCTGCTAAAGGACACGACACTCCTGAGCGGCACTAATACACGCGCCGATATCGACAAGGCAATGGATGAGGATTGGTTTGATCGTGAACGCCATGACAAGATCTTGTCTGGAATGTAACGTCCTCAGTTATCAACAAATGAGAACATCTTATCAGTTATCAACAAATGAAAACATCTTGTCTTAATATCTTATCAGTTATCAACCACCATTGGGGCGTTTCTATTTTAATAATATGAAAATTTACTGGAATAAAATATTCGGATTCGGCTTTGTTGCAAATACATGGTGTCGTTTAGATGATAACGATCACGGCCGATCCCGTATGTGTTTAGAATTTAAAATTATTATTTTAAACTTGATGATATGTGGAACATTCCCAATAGGCAGGTGGAAACCAATAACTCTGATGTATCATATACTATGAAACCTACAAAAGAGAAAAATTTCGGGACAAATACTACTACAGATTCGTCCCAAACAGTAATAGCCTTTCTCCTTAATACTGTTTTTATAACTTGACGGCAATAACCTGTCGGACAAATCAACACATAAACGACAAATCTAAATATGAAGGCAAAACTAATCTTCGATCTACCGGACGAACAGTTTGACTTTGAGCTATGCCGCAAGGCTGGCGATCTGCACTCAAATCTGTGGGACTTAACTCAGCAGATCCGGGCATGGCGCAAGCATGGGCACCGATTTAAGGATGCGAATGAGCTGCTCGACGCCTTATGGGAGGACTGCATTGACCACAACCTGCTTGAACCTTAACCAATACACAATATGAGCATGAAGCACTACATCGGCATCGACTGCGGCAAATCCGGCGCAGTCTGCGAAATTGACAACGCTGGCAATTTGCTGGACTTCCATGCAATGCCAATTGTCGGCAAGGGCAAGGGCAGCAAGTT